GCAAGTAATGGAATTTCAACAGGTTTGTAAAGAGGCTGATGATATAGTTAATTTTATGCTTGAAAACAATCATTTCTATGATTAACTATTTTTTTAGTTTTTCATATATCCAATTTATTCCAACAATACCAAACAATATCACCAACCCCGTAATTAATAAGATACCAATTGAAACTTGCGTTTGCTCATCTAAATTATCGTAAATCAACCACGTCATATTATCTAGTTATATAAACCTCAAAATCACTATAGATATGTTCAACAGTGTTGTTTAATATGTAGTCTTCATATGTTTCATTTTGAAACACACTACCAATTACTTTCCTAAACCCAGTCATTGCGTCACCTAATTCTTTGTCTTTAAGGCCATACCTACGCATTACTTCTCCACCATTAAACTTAGCTTTGATATAAAGCGTTTTGCAATATTCATATTCAACTCTTCTGATTTCCAATTCCAAGTTTGCATAAGGAAATGCTTCAGCAATCATCTTATTGTATTCATCTTGCGTTTTATCAAACTCATATTCGTGATTTTCATCAGCAACGTTAGCATCCATCCATTCAAGGAATGACATGTATGACTTGCGTTTCAAGTTACGGTCACGATTAATCTTGTTCAACTTATCCAATTGGAAATATTTCCAATTGAAGAACTTACAGGTTGCTATGTATTCAAAGATATCCTCAAGTTCATCAAAACCCTCCAAATACCTTTCATATGAAAGCCCTAGAAACTTAAAGATGTCTTCATAGTTTTTAGAAACTTGAATCCTAGCGATATTGGTACCCTTGAAATAATGCTCATACCAAAGACCTTCTTGACCATATTTTAGGCCAAATCCTTGAGCGATACGACCAATAAAATTTCCCAAGTCGTTATATGAAAGGTACATTGCATTGGTATCAAAGTCTTCAGCCGATACCGTAATAAGGTCAACTTGTAATTCTTTGTAATCAAACGACCAGCAGTTACCATTATGGAATATTTCATTTGGGAGAAATTTATCCATAATGTATTCACGCATATCATGCGTAAAATCTTCCATAGAAACAATTATATCAGCGTCACCGAATGATTCCTTATTTGTATAGAATAAAGGCATTAAAACACGCTTAAAATCACTTTTAAGCATATCCATTAGTTCAATGCTAATAACATCGAATTCTTTTCTATCGTATCTACGAGTTATGGTGTTTTTAAGTGCTCTTCCACCCATTTTATCTTATTTTTATTCTGTAAAGGTACAACATTTTTTCGTAACTTCCAAATTATGTTGTAATTAATCCTTTTTTAATTAATTCATGAATATAAACCGAATGATATATATTCTTTTCATTTGCATACCCAATACTCATGTGAAGCCCCCAGAATGGTCTTCCTAAACCTAGTTCTGCTCTTATACCATGTAATAGTTCTCTTTCATCATGTGGTATATTTAACCACCACGTCCTATCATCTGTTTTAGGGTTTAAATCAAGTGTTACTGGTATTATTTGTTTATCCCATTTTGTTTTAACATTATTCCACGTCTCATCAATTTCTTCCATGGTTTTAGTGCCATTTTGAGAGAAATCTTTTATGCTATCATTTATAAACGAAATATGGGCACCCCTTAATGGTTTATTAAGTATCAAATTATAACGCTTCTGTATAAACCAAGCGTAGTATTCTGTTACTTCACCATCAATATGAACCATGGCCATTCGTTTCCAAGATGATTGTGAATTATGCTTTTTAGTTTTGTTCTCTGGCTCAAATCCAATCTTGCCAAAGAGTGTTATTCTGTCTTTCATTAATCATTTCATTATATGTTGTTGAAACAAAATATTGTCTAGTTGTGTTATTGTCTAAGTTGTAGTAATGTGTTGGGTTAGGTTCATAACCCAAGCATTTAATTAAACTAAACACTTCATCTATGGTTTTAATTTTTCCTTTATTTTCCAATAAAATATCAGCCTTAAGCTCTCTTCCAACACTATCAATAAGTATATTTTTTAGGTGTTCTTCAGAATCCGAAATACCAAATTGAACGGTTAAACCTTGTGCTATGTCTGGGTTCCAAGTTGTTCTAAGTGTTTTAGGAAACATTGCTGTTCTAAACTCATCCCCAACTAATTTATACTTTCTTATCCATTTCTTTAATAATTTTAAACAAAAATCACTGTCATAAGAAAAAATCTTACACGCATAATTTATAATTGATTCACCCCATACATGTTTATCACCATTTTTATCAAAGAATAATTTTTCTTTGATATAATATCGTTTGTTTAGATAATGAAAAAATTCGGCACCTTTCGTTTCCATATTACAAATATAAGGAAAACCAACTAAAAATCAACATTAAGCTAATCTTAATGGTTTTAAGTATTCCCTTAAAAACGCATTAACTGGGCCACCTATTTCTTTCTCCCATTCTGCATAAGCTTTGCTATTTCTAGCTTCTAATTGTGACATTGCTTTATCACTAGGTTTTCTAGTTGAATATGGTAATTCTTCTGGTACGAAATCTGGGTAGAGTGTTTTATTAAAAACACGTTCATCAATTAGAAATACTACAGCTGTTAATTGGTCACCTAAGTCTGGCTCATGAAATGATTGAACCAACACACCAGCATCATTTAATGCGTTTAAATGCTTATTTAAGGTGCCTAAACACTCTGGGTTATTGTTTGTTGTACCACCATTAAGGATAATGAATGTTTTATCACGATTAGCCCAAGTATTATATTTTTTTTCAATTTTACCAAAACCCTTAACAGTTTGTCCGTAGTCGACAACCGCATGTCCAAATTGAATAGCTTGTTGTATAGGGCTAATATTATACGGTACAAGCCCATACATCCTATATTCTAGATGAGGTTCTGTTTTTAGAGGTTTTGTATTGGTGATAACTGAACACTCTTCAATATTTTTATAAAATTCTTGAAGTGATATTTTTTCAAGAAAATATTTTGCTTCACCAAAGAATTTTCCCCATTCATTTAGGTCTAATAACCTAATGTTGGCTTCTAGGCACCATTCGTAACCTGTTTTTTTTACTATTTCTTCCATTAGTCAGCTATTTCAATTAAATGTGATACGGTACATTGTTCTGGGCGATATACAATAAATTCGTTGTTACGCAAATCAGCACCACCCTTGGCAAATACGCTATCAAAACCCTCTTTTTTCAATACCTTATCCGATAGACTATAACAGCTAGAATCGTGGTGAAGTATTTCTTTTTGTTTACCTAAGTGAACATCAAACAGAGCTAAGAAAGCTTTATTATCACCACCACGGGCCCAATAAGAACCACGCAAAGATGTGTAACCAATTGATTTTTGAGCCTTGTCAGCAAAGTAGATACCATCACCAAACATAGACCCAGTATGTACCGCACCAGATGGACGAATAAGAAGACCAGTTTGAATGATGTTAAACCAGTTTTCGTTACGTGAGCCGTGCCAGTAAAGACGCTTCTTTGTGACTTCAACTTTTTGCATGTATGTATCAAATCTTTTTTGCGTTTTAAGGTTAATTACCTTATAAACTTTCCTCATTTGACTAGCGTTAGAACCCATCAATTTGGTAATAAGGTCAAGTGTTTCTTTGTTGTTCTCAACCTCAATGGTAAGACCCATTTGTTCAAGAATAGTAAGACTTTTGCTTTTCTTACCCTTAGCTTTATCTTGAACAGCTTCAGATGCAGCTTCACGTTGCTGTTTTATAAGCTGAACTTGACCAGCCATCGTATCTAAAGCTGATTGCTCTAGTTCAAGTAAACGCTGGGCTTCTGTTAATGAACCATTATCAGTTATAGCAGCGAACAAGTGATTTTTAACATTATCCATCTTACGAGGAATAATAGTGTATAACTTCAATAACATATCATTAACATGCTTTAAGTCAACACCTACCTTAATCAACCCACTAATCTTATCTAAGACTTCTTGTGCTGCATTGACTTGTAGTTCAGAAACAGCCTCTTGTGTTACCTTATAGTTACGTTGAATTGACTTGTTAGCAAATGCCATGAGTTCTTCAACCAGCTTACGCACAATGCTATCTTTGATAGCTTCCACCTTATCATCTTTTGGTTGTGAGTCATCAACAACTAATTCAGTTTGTAGTTCAGTAACATCAGTATAACCTTTGGTGTTTGAGGTCTTTTCTCTGATAATTTTATCCCATTCATGGCTACCTTTATAAACAGTTGCCATAGATTTACCAACTCGCCCGTATTCGCATTTAATGCGACCATCGGCCAATTCTTCCATTATATAAACTTTGTTGCTGTTGTCGGTTTTGCCGTTATCCACTGATACGTGAATAAGCTTTGCATATCGCAGTCCGTTCTCTTTTATAATACTCATAAAATATAGATTTTATACAAAGGTAATAAAATAAAAATTAAAATCCTAAATCTTCTTTAGATTTTTTTAAATATGGTAAACTAAGTTTATCTGGGCCTTCATTATAGAAATTTTTATTAGGTTGAATAGGTGATTTGGGTTCATCGCTCATAATCGTAACCTTAGGTTGTACTGATGCTTTCGGTTTAATTTCCTTAAGCATTTCTGGTCTATTTTCTTTAATCCAAGCTAAATAACCTCTATCGTTTTCTTCCAACCATTCTACTGTTTTACCAGCATATTTTCCACTTCTTAAAGTAATATTTGAACCCATATTTATGGTTTGCTATTCTTTTCTTCTACTAGTTCTTCACTACTTAATAATCCTTTACCGTGTTTACTAACACGCTCTTCATATCTCTTTTTAACTCTAGTAGATATAGGTATAGGGTTACCTTCATCGTCAATTCTAACAAACTTTATTGTAGTATGTACTACCACTTCTTGTTTGCCAGTATAAACATTATGTTTACGCACCTCAATATATAGGGTAACTGATGTATTACCAAACTCTTTTACTGTAGCATATAGCTTGATGATGTTTCCAACCTTTACGGGGTTCTTGAATACCATTTCATCTATCTTAACAGTAACCATTCTAGGTGTATCACAAACTTGTGATGCATAGGCCCCAGAACTCAAGTCAATAATTGACATCATCTTACCTCCGAACATATTGCCAAAAACTCCTATATCAGTAGCAGTACATATATGGGTTGTTACTAGCTCTAATTTTTTTTCTTCCTCTTTTTTTGTTTCCATTCTTCCATTTTTAAGTCAGCTATTTCTTTACCATATTTCTCTACCCAGACATCATAAAAAGTTCTACCATACATAGGATTTTTTTCGCCTTTAATCTTTTCACCACACCCATAAAATGGATTTTTAGCCCCATCGTAATCTCTATTTTTAAATGCTTTTTTTAAATTTTCCAAATGTTCTTCTGAAAAAACTTTACCAATATTTGAATCACTTATTTTTTGTTTCGTTTCATCACTTAACTTAACTCCGACTCTATTTGAAACACCACCATTTTTATAAAATTTTTTAAGACCCTCACTAATACCCTTTTTATTTAATTCTGATAACGGAACGCCCTTTTTTAACCCTTTTTTACCATGTACGCTATAAAAATAGATAGAAAATAAAAGGGTGAATCACCCTTTTATTTTATACCTGTTACCTCATTTAATCTTTGGAAAAAGTATTTTCTACTAGTTTCAGAAACATATTTACCGATATCTTTAGGTTCTAGACCATTTTCATTTAAAGTTATCGTTTCTTCTTTTATGATGTCGTTAATCACAGCTTTAATATATGACCCCAACTGTTTAATATCTATCTCACCACCATTGATTAAATCAAATGTTTCACTAAGCATTTGCTCCATTCTCCAAACTGGTGTAACTTGGTTAACTACATTGATTATTTTATTTATTTTAACATCATCAACAGGTTTTAAAGTTGTAACTTTAGATTTTCCAGCGTGTAATTCTCCTTTACATTTGAATCTGTGTACAACACCCTTGTATTCACAAGACCATACAATACCCTCACCAACTCCAGAGAAACCAAAAGCCTTCGCTACAGGACATTCTTCTTCAACAGCAAGTGTAAGTTCACTTAACTTGTTTTGAACCAATTCTGGGTAGTTAAAATCGATTTCAAGGCTATATGTTGGGAAGTCATCAATGTTATAGATACGAACTTCAGAATTACCTAAGTCAGTATAATCAACCCAATAAGCGGTACGTGGTTTATCTTCACCTTCAATTGGAAAAGGACTTACCTTAACACCAAATATAAAGAAAGACTTAGGTAAATTGGTTATACCAACACCTTTTTGTATGTTGCCACCCGCAAACTCACCATATATAGAAATGGTATTATCATTCAAATCAACATTGCTACGTTTAGCAACCATATTGATTAAATTCATGAACACATCTTTATTGCTTTCAACAAAGAAAGCAAAGCCAGCGTTATCGCTATCTGGGGTTATGATGTTTTCACGAGATTGGGCCCAAAGACCACCCACATTGTTAAAACAAACACCAGCATTGGTGCCGTGAAGTTTAACAGTACCCTTAAATGTTAAGGTAGGTTTTTCTTTTTTATGGTCATAAATGGCTTCACCATTTTCATCTAAACCAACAAAATTAAATTGACGGTTAACTGTAGCAACAACAGTTCTAAACTGCTCAATTGAGGGGAACGAAATATGCTTTTTCATTTTTTTATTTTAAAAGTTATAAGTTATACTAGGGGTTAAGTAATTTACTCCATCCCAATTGCTGTACGTAATTCCGTAACTGAAATGGCCAACACCGTAAGAAACACCACCACCATATTCAATGAAGTTATGTGATGTGTTAAAATACCCACCATAACCAAATAATACGGTACCAGTGAACCTTTTAATAGGGAAACAATAGAATGTCTTAACCTCATAAAAATAATTGCTTAGAGCATCGTTTTTAGAAGCCATACCCCTAAGACTACCACGACCTAATACAAGACCAGCACCAAAATTTTCATAAGTAACACCACCTTCAAGACCAGTATAAGAACTGGTGAAAAAATCATCACTGTTTGTTACTGATAAACCTATTGATAGATAACCACCAACTTTAGATTTAGTGGTATCCGCACTAGATTGTGCAAATGTTACTGTTGCGAATAAAACGCAAATTAATGTTAAGATTTTTTTCATGTTAATTTTTATCTATTTTGTTTTTAATATATTTAACTGTTTCTGGGCCATGTTTAACTATGGTTTCTTTTACAGCATCAATTACTGTATCTTCAACCCTATTCTTTATCTTATTAAATTGATAAGTTAAAAACAATGCAACACAAACTGCTATTGTTAAAAGTATGGCTAATATTATTAATAATGTTATCATATTTATTTTGTTAAAGATTTAACCATGTTTTCAATGTTTTTGATACTTTCAAGACTATCACAAGTATCTTTATCATCACGAACAGCAACAAATGCTGGGTAAAGAAGTGAATAATTACCATCTTTATCATTTGATAGGCCGTTGCATTTTACTTGCAACACCTTACCCATCAATTTATCTTGATTTTCGGTAATATAAACCATCATATCTTCTTTGATACCTTGAGGACGGGTCTTAACAAGACCATCAGACGATTCACAGTTGAAGCTAGATATTACATGTTCGTTTTTGGTGCCTTTGGTACCGTAGTTGAAGCCAACGATAACCAAATCAACATCCATCTCAAGTTTCATTTTAATTTGCCATGTTGGTTTACCGTCTTTCCAAGCACCTGTGGCTGATTTAAGAATTGTACCTTCTTGTGGTACACCGTTTACTTCAGTTGCAAGCACTTCTTGAAAGTGTTCCATAGCTTCAGCATAAGACTTTACAACCTTATTTTCAATAAGCGAAACCATAGTTGTTTTAGCTTCAGCTTTAAGTAAAGCCAACGCTATAAAGCGTTCACTATATTCACGTTTAGAAATCTTATTAAAATATTCATCTACAGTAATGGCATCCCATACGGTAAACCTAATGTTATCTAACGCTTCTTCAAAAGAACCGTGTTTCTTTTCAAAGTTAGCTAATTTCTTAGCAGTTTCTTCTGGTGTACGTTCTCCCCGTTTACCTTGTATATCTATGATAGAAGCAATCATACCGTTGCTATCATAACGTGGTACACCATCCATGGTTAATTCACCATTCAATACACAATTAGGGAATTTTGTAAGTTCAGCTAAAAACTTAGCACCAGTTACAATCGTTGGTTCACCACTTCGACTTTCCAATTCAACTTCGCCACTACGGATAATAGCATTGCAATAACGACCATCCATCTTTATTTGAGAAAACCCTATACCACCTTTATCGAAGATAGCACGAGCTTTCTTCTCGTCAAATGAAATGGCACCCATATAAGGCGTATCCTCGATAAGGTCTTTAAACACCTTATTCATAAAGGTAGTACCCATACCAATCTTGCAATCCTTTTCAATGATACGCTCAATAATATACGCATCATCTGATTCCAAGCTTTCAAGTATTTTTGTTAAATGTTCGGTGGCGGCAGTACCAGTTAACTCTCTTGATGAAATTTTATCTAACTCAGTCAACCCCCAAACTAAAAAATTAGGGCCAAAACCTTTAAAATTGTATTCTGGAAGTTGTTTAATAAAAAACTTAACACGCTTAGAATTTGCTAAATATAGCACACGTTTAAGAAGTTCATTATCCTTGTATTTTTTAAGGATTTCAATCTTAGCATTGGTGCTTGATTCAGCTGCTATTTCGTCAAAGATTTGTTTTATTGTCATATCTATTTATTATA